TTCTCTTTTCTTTACTAGGAACTCTAACATAAGATGTCACCTCTTTTTCATTCTCATAGTTTGATTCATAATATTCTTTAACATTATTAATATCATCAATGTTCATCTGTAAAAATGGTAATCTTTTGTTGTACTTGTATTTCCACAATAAAACATTCATGGTTGTCTCATCACTAAATGGATAGTAAAACTTAATTTCTTCAAGATCCAAATTAAATGCAAACTCGTTTAACCAATCGTATTCTTTGAGGAATTGTTTACAATTTTTATTGTAAACCATTACCGATGTAACAGAATAATGCGTTCTATTTTTTACCGGTATGTGGTTCATTTTCATTAATGGATATTCCAAAATATTTGTCTCATCAAAACCTCCATTGTGGAATGGATTACCTCTACCGTAATTTATTTGATATTCAAACAACCCCTGTTGGATTAACGGATAATCCTCAACCTGATCAAAATATTTAAATAGTCCAGATATATCACCTGTAGGTACCATATCAGAATCAATGTAGATTGCCTGATCTAAATTAAGATGCTCTAACGTATGTAATACTACCTTACTTTTGAAGAACACTGACTTAAACATATTCTTGTTGGATACATCATTTTTGTTTCCAACAAAACTCATATTGTTTTCAATACTTAATGATTCAACAGGAACCGTGGTTAAGTTTGGTATTTCAGAATTATATTTAAAATTAAGTGTGTATAAATAAAAATCTAAATTATTATGATATAGATTTAATGACTTAACTAAATTCAAAGAGTTCTGTAAATAATTCTCAGTACAATGAAGTATAATTGATATCCTATTTTCCATAAACTATTTTTTAATGAACCACCAACTGGCAAGAAACTCATCGGTTTTATTTACTTTATATCCGTTGTTAAGACAGAATTCATCCACTGCCGGGTTAACACCAAACATTCCTGTATATGTTGACTTCTCAGGTTGTCCATCAGGGAAAGTATATAAAGGTTGATCCTTTTCAATTTGACCCTCATAAAAATAATCAGATAAATAATCATGACCCATAATCAAACCACCCGACTTAACCTTAGGGTACCATAATCTAATATCTTCTTTAACTGCCTGATATGTGTGGTTAGCATCAATATACACAAAATCTAATGATTTATCCTCAATGAAATTACAAGCGTGTTCACCCTTCATTCTTAACATATAAGCACGATCTTCAAATCCCTTAATGTTATCCATAGCCTGAGAATATGCGTCAATGTGTTCTCTATGGTTTGAGACATCATCATACTCCTGATGAGGTAATTCTCTCCATACATCAACCATCAATAAGGTTCCACCCCAATTGTTTAATATTGTGTTCGCAAATTGCCCTTTGAAGGATCCTAATTCAACACCAATTCCATTTAAGTTATGAAACTTAATGAAATCACCAATCTGTTCTCTATTCGTAAAATTCATATTCTATTACTTTCCATTTTATATAATTTCAAACTTCATTCTCTAATTGTTTTTTTCTTAGTTCATCTCGTTTAAATTTCAATTCTAAATCTAAAGAAGATCTAACAGACCAAATTAAATTATGATCAACTTTATTACGACACATTTGACCCTCAAAATTAAGTATCAAACTTCTTACACCAAAAGTTTGTTCATATGTCTCACATGAATCAATTACTTTTCTTACCCATTTGTCTACGTCTCCGTAATGTTTACTTCTATTTTCCATAATTTATTAAATTTCCATTGTGGGTTTTAACCACATTAATTTGTTTTCAAAAATATATCTCTTTAACGTTGGGTAATCGTTTAACATATCCAAAGTCAACATGGTGTCGTGTTTGAAACATTTCAACAACTCCTCACGGATTCTTTCAGAAGAAACAACCTTCATCTTTGTTTCGTAATTGTAGTTGTTGATGTAGTAATCCAAGTGTTTCAAACTAAACCCTTTTGTGATTGCAAATCTAATTGCTCTTAAGACACGAAGTGGATCATCATCAAATGTTTGTTTTGTTGGTAGTGGTGTACTTAAAACCATCTTCCCTAAATCCTTCATTCCATCAAACAAATCTATAATCTCACCATCATCATCTTTTGCCATTGCGTTAACAGTGAAATCCCTACGTTCCAAATCATCTTTAAGGGTTCCTGGAACAACGATAGGTGTTCTTGTACCTTCCACATACCCAATCTCTTTACGAGCCATTACAAAGTCTGCAACACCTTGATATTTGTGATCCTTAGGGAACTTAGCTCTAACAGTGAAACAATCAGGAGTTGAAAGAAATATCTCAAACTTTTCATTAGTAAGGAATGTCTCCAAAATAACAAACATTTCATGAGCACTTTTGTACTTTTCCAATAACGTATCACTTGGAACCGCAACATAGTCAACGTCTTTAGATTGAAGACCTAAGATCTCATCTCTAACTTTTCCACCTACCTCATAAATTTTAAATAAACTCATATTACTTAGTTTCAATTATTGTGTACGTTCCTTCTATCAAACCCAAAGACGATTCTTCCTGAAATGTATATGTTTGACAAGAGTCCTTTGATGTCATTGGTCTTGTTAAATACCAAAGCTGAGTTTCTTTCCAAGTAATATTAACCAACTTTTGTCCTTTTGGTAATCTAAGGGTTCCATCCCCTCCAAAGTTTCTAACTCTTGAATTTTCTGTACAAGATGTTATCATAACACCCATTAAAATTGCTAAAAAAACTTTTTTCATTTTACTATTTTTTATTTAAAGATTTGTTAATTAAAGTATATGGTGGACTAATTCTTACCTGAGACCCGTCACTATTAAAGTAATATGCGGTATCACCATCAAAACTAATTGTGTCCGTTAACCATATCGCATCTCTCATTTGGTTTGAACCTGAAGTAGAAACATTAACTTTACCATGAATTTCATACTTATATTCTTTCATGGTACAGGAAGTTATACCCAATAACATAATAAACATTAATTTTTTCATAAATTTTATTCTTTGATTTTTTCGTGTTTTTCTTTAAACTTATTAAACAACTCAATTAACTCATCAAAGGAATCAAACGACCATCTTTCTGTTTCAATTACAAAGAAGTCACCACCACCACCGTTATCAGTTTTGATTGTTAAGAATTGATCTTCCGTACTAAGGCAGTCCGAATCTTGCGCAAACGTGAGTTTAAACTCCTGACTCAATATTTCAGCTTTTTTCACCATATCTTATTTTTATCAAAGATATGAATTATTTTTAGATAAACCTAATACTACCTTCAAAATTTTCAACCTCACATACACCTTCATCAATAGATAATATTCTATCAATATCCTCAGGGGTTAGTTTCAACTTATCTGGTCTTGCATGGATCTTAAAACTTTTTGTTAAGGTTAATTTTGGATCCTTAATCAAATTTAATACTGTTTCGTTTTCACACTTAACAATCATTGGATATTGTCCGTTTACCGTTACAATAGCGTCATCCCCAACAAAAATTTCTTCCGTTGATCCAAGATAAGGTTTCTCATCAATTACAAATAATTTTACTCTACTCATTTTTTTTTCTGTTATATATATGATTATGATTCCAATTACCACACTGATCACAAGATTCGTAATCCGTTGAATTCTCAACATCATACTCAAACTCATCTCCATGATTGAGAATCAAATGAACAATCTCTGTCCAATCATTCATACTTAATTTATTTTTTATTGATCTTAGGTTATCAATCAATTTATCCTGCAAATCATTTATTATCTCAGGACTCCTATTGTCGTACTCATGGATAAATAATGATTCATCATCTATCTCAACATCAACACCAAAACAATTTTCACTTAAACCAATCTTATTCATATCCTTAAATCATTTTTTGCGTTCATATCCATAATATAATTCTTTAAATTTTTAATTAAAGATTCAGAATCACATTTTTCGTACATACCAGGATATCTTTTTGATAATTCGTTTGTTTCCTCCATGTCACGACAACTTGTTAATATATCCAATAACATAGATCTTAACATATGTTCTTTATCGTATGAATCCTCAATCTTCCTTTGAAGTACCTCGTCTTCAAGTTCTCTTGTGTACTCAACAAGTTCTTGAACTTCAGGTTCATCCATTAGATGTTTATTATTTCTGAATATTTGATTTATGTTCTTCATAATGTTTATTACATAATGTTCTATACCAACCAATATCTGTTCTCATATCTCCCTTTTCCCCACAGGTTTCACAAATCTCATAACTTTGATTTTCAGCCAATGTTATTCTTTTAAAAATTTCATCAGATCCGGCATTGATGTAAAATCTTAACCCACCAAACTTTTCTTTAACCTGACATAATTGTTTGTCCCAACCAAGTTTTATTAGATCTTCAATCAGTTCTTTAATCAATGGGTACCATCCACTATCAACATCAAACACCTCGCAGTGTTTAATAGTTGGTCTGTCTGAGTAATACCCATTCTCAAGCCCGCCTATAGATTCAAGAAATTCATTCATTTCATCTTTACTCATCTCTCAGAAACTTTAATATTTTTTCTTTAATACTTAATTGTTTAATACCTTCACTACTTTTTGGAGTTAAAACAAAATTATCAATTCCCCAGTTTTTCCAGTCCTCACCATTCTTACCCATATTAAGATCGTCAACCGCAACCCAATGTGTTACTTCAGGGTGATCGTGTAGGTATTGGGTAATCTCAATAACACGAGTCATTTCCAAATTCCATCTTGGTGACCAAACCCAAACTTGATCGTTATACCAAGTACACTGACCAAGATTAGTAGTTACCGCAATTGGTCGTTTGATGATCCCCTGACTTTCGTAGTAGTCACCAAGTTCTTCAAGAGTTGCGTGTAATTTCCAATCAGACGATACAACAATTTCAGCACCTGTCTCTTCAAGGATCTCATTAAGGATTTTAACCGCTTTCTTATCAAAGTCATCAAATCTTACAGATACCGGAGCATCTTTACGTTCCTTACTTGAATCAGGATTTGCTGAACGATATTTCGCCCATTTCTTTGTTCGTCCACCCCAATTGTTGGAGAGACAAATTACACCATCGTTATCTAGAACTAATACTTTCATAATTACATTATTGATCCTTTAATTTTAAAAACATATTCAATCCATTCTTCAATTATCTCATATAAGTCATCTAACATTTCATCATCAATGTTTAACGCTTTACATATTGGTTGAACAAAATTTTTATATTCCAAATATATAACCTTTTCTTTTATGTTAAATCTAAAATAAATCTCACCTTCTTTATGATAACAAAGATTTTTTGGACTACACACTAATTCACCATAATGTGTATCTAAAAAATTTAAAATAACAAATATTTTATTTTCTCCTATCATTTATAAACTTATTAAATGGATGGTCCTTATCTTTATTAATTTTCCCCATAAAAACAGAGATTATTATGATTAACAAAAAAAGTATAAGTCCTACCATATTGCAAATATAGTGAATTAATTCCAAATAAAAAACCCCACCTGGTAAGATGGGGTTTAAAAATGTGTTAATATTTTACTTTTTACCACATATTTTCTTAACATCTTCGTCATTGATGGTTTTGTTCTTTGTTTTTTCTTCTAATGCCTTTTCCGTTTCTTCTCCGAACTTACCATCAACACCAACACCTAAACATTTTTGTAATTGCACTATTCTTGGTCCTTTACATCCTTTATGATATTCACCATTACAATTCACATACTCACTTTTTCCTGTCCCGTCATTACCACCACCTGATGAACTTGGATCACATTTCCAATCAGAGTTTTTATAATCTTCCACAGATTTATGACCACATTTTTTAGCCTTTACTAATAAATCTTCTGATTGTAAAACGTTACATTTAGGATCGTTAGGTATTTTTTTACAATATTTTTTTAAATTCTCAGCACATTCTTCAACGTGATCTTTACAATATTCTTCAGATTCAGTTTGTGCGTATTTTTTAGTCATATCAACTAATGGTTCAGCAATGCCTTCCCAACCATAATCAAAATCACCATTTAACGCCTCTAACAAAGATTCTCCAAATGTATTTTCATATTTTTCACCTACCGCACAAAAATCACCAGGACTTTTAAATGATTTGAATACACCGTAAACCGCTTCTTCATCTGTACCCAAACCTTCCATGGCATGATATAATATCCCTGAATTCTTTTTAACCTCTGTATCACTCATATATCTTTTCCACTTATCCTTGTCACTACTTGATTGACAAATATCAAATAATTTTTCAACCATACCCATTTTATCGTCTTTTGTGTACGCCCAAACACCTAAAGCCGCGATACTCGCAACACCAATTATTGCCCAACCAACAGGACCTAAACCTAAAAAAGTAGCCGCAGCCGCTGCCGCTTCACCACCACCAACCGCAGCGGCCGCTCCTGCCCCTACCGCGACCTCAGTACCTACCACCGCCGCAGCTTCCGCTCCTCCTACCACCGCCGCAGCTTCCGCTCCTCCTACTACTGCCGCGGTTTCCGCTCCTCCTACTACCGCCGCAGTTTCCGCACCTACCGCCGCAGCTTCTGCTCCTACCGCAGCTTCCGCTCCTACCGCAGCTTCCGCTCCCGCAACTTCAGCACCTACCGCAGATTCGGCTCCTGCAACTTCAGCACTTGACGCAGCATTTTTTCCTATACCTGTGACTGATTTTACTACTTTACCTCCTCCAACAGTGTTTGTTGCAGTTTGAACGTTTTTATTAGACGCAACATCTTTTACCGCATCAATAACCTTTTCAGGTTTATTAATCCATTTTGAACCTTTAGGTGTTTTTCCTTTATCAACGGCAGAATCAAAAATATCACCATCTGGTGTCCTAAATCTTCTTGGTTTACCATCTGAAGTCCCATAAATATTAGTACCGGAATCACTATCTAAACTTTTTAATATATCAGCATAACCTTCATAACCTTCTTGTTCATTTAATGTCTTAGAACGATCGTAACCCATAAGGTTTTTAATCCTATTTAACTCCTCAAGTATAAGTTTTTTATCTTTCATAAAATGTTTTTAATATAAATATGTGATAAAATAGAAACCCCCATCAAAATGAAGGGGGTTTTATAATTTGTTTTACCATTTACTCACATCTGTAAGATCTAAAGTTGCATTTGCTAATTTACTATAGACCTCTACTATTTGTCCAATACCATTTGAGGTGAATTTATATTCATACTGACCATATTCACCGTAGATAACCTTTATGTGTTCTTTCCACTCATCCAATTTTTTAACCTGATCATCATCTAATGTAAATGTTTTCATATTATATTTTTTTAAATTGGTAAATCATCACCAACCTCAATAGGGTTTCTTGGTCTTAATGTCTGTAATCTTTGTCTTAAATATTCTAACCCTTCATCTTGAATAATGCCCAGGTCATTGGTTCTTTCTTGTACATGATTTATTATCCCCTCCCCCATCATTTCTACCGGTATTGGTTCTTCACGACCAACCATTTCTTCTTCCGGCTCCTCATACCCACGATATTTTTTTAACTTTTCCAATTCACTTTCACTAAATAACTTATAGTTAAAATTTTTATCTTTAACATCAGATTTTATTTCACTAAACAACTTATGTAATAATTCAAACGGAAGTCCTGTCTCCATTGAATCTATTCTATCATCTTTTTGATCGTAGATATGAATTTGTTGTTTACCATGGAAAAACCCAAATTTAAAATTATTTATTTTATCAATTACATATACAAGTACTCCATCTCTTGAGTGATTATAAAAGTAACTAGGGTCATGAACTGAAGCAGTACACCATTTTGTTTGATACCCATAAGATACAGATGCTTCATATGTTAATGGTTTAATACATAAATATTGATCATCCTCATAAACAACTTTTACTTCTTTTTTTGCCTTTTTAAATAGATCACGATTCTTAGCCATATACACCTCACTTGAGACCATATCCCAACTATCGTATTTACTAATGTCTTTTTCATTAGTTAAACCTCTCTCCATATAGTCACAAAACTCAACAAATAAATTCATCTCATCCCAACCATACAGGTGTCCAATCAATCTCTTTGTCATCCAACTATCAAAACTATTATCACCTAAAACCTCATCAAGTTTTCTTTCTCTTGGTGACGCTTCTTTAAGTACATATTTCGAATCGTTGTTAAAACTTTTTATAAGTATTTTAACCAAAAATTGAGTGTATTTTTTAGTACTACTAGTATCTAGTTTACCCATCAAATCAATTAAACTAATATTAACTAATTCGTTTTCTTTTTTAATTTTTTTAATTCCCATTTTCTATATTTTTTTCTTCTAATGATGTTCCAAGTATATATAATTCAAAAACTATTGTTATTACAATTTGAAAGAATCCACTGAATAACCACCAATTAAGTGGATTGTAATCTTTTTCAATCCATATCATAATGGCGTAAAATAAAAGGTTCTTTGAAAAGAATGCAAACGTGTTTAACTCCTGTTTCATTATAAAGGTAATCTATCTGCAATTTTCTTAATCAATTCTTCCTCTTCGTTTGTTAATTGATGATATGAGTTCCATATCTTGGTTAAGTTGTCTCTCAACTCTTCTTCACCTGGCGATTCTTGTTCTCCTCTAACTACTTTACGTATATTAGGATTTATATGTTCATCTAAAATACCATCATCATATAACAATTCCGCCATACCCATTTTATCTTGACGATCCATTTCGTCATAGATATCATCTAAATCAATATTAACATTTATCCAAGCCATCTGTTATTTTTTTAATAATAAGTAAAATTATTCATACTTCCAAATAAATCCGCCCGATTTTTTTGTTTTATTTGATAAATTAGATTTAATATCACCTTTAATATTATTGTCCTTCATCCAATTAAAGGCATCAGTCATACAATCATATTTTTTTAAAAAATTACCATCTAAATCAAATTGTAGAACACATTTACCATTTCTCTTTTTTGACTCCGATCGTTTTTTTATTAAATCATCACTTTGTTTTACACCTTTTAAAGGGCTTACATATCCCTCAGGAATGTTTTTAGGTGTTCCCTTTCTTAACCTATTTCTTTCCGATAAATCTGGTCTTGGTATGCCTATTTTAGATAATGCGGTTTTTGGATTTGGTTTTCCTTTATTATGAGCAGGACGACCTTTGTATTTTTTTGAGATTAACTTTGAGAACTCGTTTCGGATCCTTTGGTATTGTCTTGAGTTTACTTTATATCTCATACCATTCCTATCTTGGTTACACATACCCCATAACGCAAATTTCAATTTGTATTCATCAGGATGTATCTCACAAAGTAATAAATGAGCAATAAAATGTTCCTTTGCTGTTAATAATACAATGTTTGGGTGTGTTTTCCACTCTACAGTTTTTCCTTCACCACCCAAACATTTTGGGATTATGTGGTGTGATTCATAGTATACCCCACAATTTTTAATTCTATTTTCACTCTTCGCCCTCAGGATTATCTGGTCGTACACTTTTTTGTAGTTCATAATATTTCTCCATAGCAATTTTATTTATTCGTTCTTTGTTACGATGGTAATACTGATTAGCCCATTTTTTTTGAGCCTCTTTTTTCTCCTCTTCCGTTTTGTATTTTTTTAATCGTCCCATATAATATAAATATATTACTAATAGAAAAAAACTAATATAAATTAATATATTTTAATGTGAATCACCGTAATTATTTTTCTCACTTGCTATCAAATAATCAGGGTTAATGATTTTAGCAATTTTGTGTCTACTACCATCCAAAGATTTAACAACAACACCTTCGTGAGGAACTTTAGTCCCTTGAATATAGTTACCGAACACGTATTTATCTTGTTTTTCTTTTGACCAAGGACCTGAATATAATGTTTCAACCTCATCTAATTCTAAACATTGGAAGTGTGTTGTTTGACTTAAATTATCTTCATAATGTCCATCAACCTCAACATCAAAACCAGCAAAACGAATCTCCGTTAAACCATAATCATAATTCTTTTGGATTCCGTGTCCGAAGATCTCACCATAGATAATAAAACCAGAACCTATCCCATCAGGTGAATAAACATCTTTAACGTGATCCCAAAGTTTTCTACGAATATCGTATTTTATTGCTATGTCTTCCCACACATTTCTATCATAAAATCCTTGTGAATCAGAACCTTTTTCTACATTATGGCTACCCACAACATATTCATATCCAATCCATTGATTACCAAACCATCCACGAATCTTATCTAAGAATGAAAGTTTTTTCTTCCTTACAATTCCGTAACGAGCATTGGTCCCGTGTAATTTACGAGTAATACATACCTCATCGTCCTCATTAAACATATCCGGTACATTTTTCATATTTGGGAATTTGTAGTAAACGTGGAAGTTAGGGTTTTGGTGGTACTTGAATTTTCTACCCCCAACACTCATCTCAACCATCTTAACTGGTGGTTCGTATTTGGTGATACCTAATAGTTCCATTAAATCTTCTCCTTCTGTAAGAGTGGGGTATTTTCTTAAAGCAGGAATAGTATTCTTACTCATAATTAAACACTCAGAGTAAACTTTACGAAGTTTAACGGTACGAACTCTTTGACCTTTTCTTAGGTAATTAGTTACACCCATTAAATCAGATAATTCAACGGGGATTACCGCATCGGTAGTTGCAACAACAACCTTATCACCAACACTGTATTCACCTTTCTTAGTAATGGCTTGCCAACCACCAACCAATGCAAGTTCAATGTTATCCGCACCTTCTATTGGTATAATCTCTCCGATTATTCCAACATAACATACACTATTTAAATTTTCCATTTCTTATTTTTTAATTAATATCATACAATCCGTTTTTTTGATCCTCTTCCATCATTTTTATCAAAAGAGCCTCTCTACTATATTTTCTAATTAACTTGAACGTCTCTTTGATATCTGTAAAATCAGATGGTGGTGTATCGTTTCTCACAGGAAGAAAAATTATAGTAAATCCGTGATTTCCCGCAAACTTTTCTTTTACTCTGATACCACAGATTTCATCAATATAAACCCACGGGTAATTACCTGAAAGTTTAACTTCAATTCCAATTTTTTTCAATCTTTCAACAAACCTTGTGATCTTATCACCGGTTTTCTTTACATTAGTTTCTGTTTCCATTTCTATATAAGTTCCAAATTTAGTTTCTCTCTTCTTTTGATCCATAACATTCCAATTTTTTATTAGTTATATTCCACAAATCTTTTTTTCCTTCCGTCATATGACAATTATGTTTCTTTCCCGTTCTTTTACCAAACTCTACAATCATATCATTATGTCGGTTACGAATGGTATGAGGACATTCTTTACAGGGTTTTTTCATTTCTTATCTAAGATTGAATCAACATATTCTTTTGCATCTTTCAACTTTTCAAAGTCATATTTAACATCATTAATGTTAACAACATATGATTGCCACTTAGTGAATCTCTTATCGTCTTTCTGAAATGTGCGCGGGTCTCTACGTCTGAAATAATCTTTGACTTTTGATCCTTCAAACTTTGTGATTATTACACCACGATATTCCCTTTTAGTTTCTTTAGTTGTCCACATAGAAACAAAGGTAATAAATTAATTTGGATTTGACAAACTATTTTTTGAATTTAAATTCGGTTTCTATTTTTCTTTTACCGTATTTTTTTTCCATCAGTTGTTGATGAAGTTCCCAATTGATTATAGATTCATTCATTGGTTGATCGTCTTCTGCCATTGCGTAAAGTTTACCTAGTTTTTTAATAATTTTGTTTGCGTCGTCAGATAATTGTTTACATATATCTTTAAAGAACATAATAGGATCATCATCATACTTTGTCAAATAGTTGATGAATTTTTGTCTTACTTTTTGTAAGTTTTTTTCTTCTTCATCTTGCGGAAGTAATCCACCACCAAATGCATTATTAAATAAAGCCCTAATACCATATCTGTCTAAAGGTGTTGATGTCATTTGATCAAATAACTCAACGTTATTATTCACCAAGTTCACATAAACTAATTTTAATGTTATTTTAATCTTTTCGTCTTCAGTTAAATTTTCATTATATTGTCCAATATGTTTAATTAACGCATCCACTCTATCCATTTGTTCTTTTAAACCATCAATTAACTTTTCAAAACTATAATCCCTAATTTCTAAAATCTCTTTAAATGATCTGTCTTCTTTAAGGAAATTTAAAAACTTAGATTTTAAAATTTTCCTTTGTCTCATTCTTGACGCAAGTTCAGTTGGTCTAACTAAACTTTCGGCAACTTGCATAAAATAATTGTACCTCATAAACTTATGGTCAATCTCAGGTATTCCAAACCTTAAATTTCCTTTAGAGTAAGTTTGGTATTGAGCGTCTTTACCAATTAAATCAAATTGTTTTTTCTGTTTGTCGTACTTATGTTTTAACTCATGAGCCAAAGTGGATTCAGTTTCAACACGATCTTGTGTAAATCTTTCATATAAATCTTCAGGTTCCCATTCATTACCAACGACAAATGTTATATGTAATTCTATTTCAGTATCTAATAACTGAACTTTTAATTGTATTTTTCTATTATAATTAAAATTTTGACCCATAGCCATAGATGCAAGTTCAGCCTTCCCATCATAACCTGGAATATGCTCAACATTAACATGAAGATCAAGTGAATCAATCTGATAATCCGAAATAGTTAAATCAACACTTTGGTTAAAAATATATTCGTCTTTTTTATAATCAATTCCCTTAATTAAATTTTCAACTATTTCATATAAATCTGATGCAGTATCTAAAATACCTTCAGGAACCCCTAACGCTTCGTTAAGTATTTTGTATTGTGTTTCTGTTAATATAATCTTCATACATATAAATATGTTGGAGTTGTAATTTAACCCACAACCCCAACAATATCATCTAAATGGTGATCATCGTTCATCTCAGAGACAATATTTCTTTTATCCATCATGTGTACAATCTCGGTAATACTATATGGTTGGAGGTTGTTTCCATCCACACCAACGTCCAATCTTTTACCTTTACCCCATTTTCTACTTGCCGGTAAGTGAACGTGTCCGTGAAGGTGAACCACCCCTTTATTAAGACCATTCCAACTTTCAAATGGATAGTGAGTCATCACAAAGTTTTCTCCACCAATGTTAACCTGTAGGTAATCACTAACAGATAAGAACATATCTTTAATGCCATCTCTATTGTTTTTGATATGGTGATCGTGATTACCAAGAACCAAGTGAATGTTTTTACATACCAATCGGTCCAAGAAGATTCTAATAAACTCAAAACCACCAAAAGCAACGTCACCCAACATAATTAAAGTGTCGTCTTGACCAACTTTAGAGTTGATGTTATCAACCAATGCGTTATTCATTAGTTCTAACGTTGGGAAATTTCTTGTACTATGGTCTGGCACTTTCCCATCAGTAGTTCTCCAATCAGTTACACCTCTACAAATGTTTTTATGGTTGTAGTGGGGATCTGATGTGACCCACACTCTACCTGTCGTTAATATTTTATCAAATTTCATTTCTTAAATTTTAATTTCAAATCTATCTTTCATTAACTGTATCTTATCTTCAGGGACTCCGTGTTGATTAATCCCACCATGTCTATTCTCAACAATCAAACAAAACACTTTATAATCAAATATTTCCGCCATATCAAAATACGGTTTCATTTCCCATTCTTGAGTAAATGTGTTTGAAACAACAATTACGTTATTAATATTTGCGGTATGATTTAATATCATCGCAGTATTAACACTATCTTGACACCACTTATGTGCTTCCTTTATTTTGGTGAAGTCAAATTTATATTCACCATTATCCATAAAGAACATATCAGTCTCAAAATGAGCACCACCTAATGATTTAGCAAACGTAGATTTACCTGATCCAGGCACACCTCTAACAATATATAATATTTTTTCCATAACTTAATTTTTTACCCAACCAGATTTATTGTCAGGGTTAACTTTTATCAAACCTTTCTTTAACAAGTCATACGCAATGTTCCAAGCCTTATACCCAATAACCTTGTCATATCCTTTTTTATCTTTAGTATCTAACAAAATGTGATCAAAAACCCAAACAACCCCTTCTTTTTCCAAGAGTTCCATAAATAATTGTTCTTTCTTTGTTAGTTTCATACCACAAATATAACGCTTTAATTGGAATATACAAAAAAAAATATCATAAAAAAAGGGAGATCTCTCTCCCTTAATAAATTTTTAGTTTTAACTATTAATATATTCTTACATTTCCTCCCGGTGTTGATACCTTTGGTTCTTCAGCTCCTCCCCCTCCAGTTGAAGATCCACCTGTAAGAGCCATCATAATTTGATTTCTTGTATTTTGATCTCTTTTACAATCGACGGTTAATCCCGCATCTTTAGTGTTATTTAAATATTGTTTTACTTGTCTTAAAGCATCACACATTTCTTTTTTACGTAAATCTCTTTGTCTTTGTCTTTCAGGATCTACATTACCTCCTCCTCCTCCACCACCACCTACTACTCCACTTCTTCTACCTCTACCACCTGTACCACCTGTACCACCTGTACCACCTGTACCACCTGAACCACCTGAACCACCACCTCTAATAACCTGGTCAGTACCCTCTTTTGCGTCTTCACCAAATAAAACTTTTTGTGTTGATCCACCACCACCAACGTTTTTATATTCAGCATCAATCACTACATTATATTCATCTAAAACATTTAAAATTTTAAAGTACCCATTATTATCACTTAGTTGTGTATCACTAGTATTAGGAGATACTTTAATCCATTTACCTTCATCCTTTGTCGTATAATTATGTTTTCTACCCGAATACTTTATAGGTGATGCAGCATCATAAGCCATAATTTTTTTAAATGTTAACTCATCAACATCACCCGTATCTTCCAAGTTAGTATCTTTTTGTTGGAAAGCTAATACCGCTTTTTGCGTTTCAGGACCATAACCACCTTTAGTACTAATACCTAATTTTGTTTGTATTGCAACAACATCAGGACCCGTACTTTTAAGCGTTAAAGGTCTTGTGTATTCTGTTGCAGATGCGGGTAATTCTGTTGCAGATGCGGGTAAAACATTCCGTGCGTTAAAGGCTTCAGTACCTATTATTGCCTCTAAAGTTGCATCATCAACAACTCCATCAGTTCTTAATGGTGTTGGAAGTTTAGCTCCTTCAGTTGTTTGGAATTTAATTACCGCTTTTTGAGTGTCTTTTCCAAATTTGTTATCAACAGGTCTTAACTTTAATGCCTTTTGTATCAACCCAACATCAGGGTCTTCCGCACCTATCCATAAAGTTTGTTCTTCAGTTAATAAATTATGTCTAAAACCTCTGATTCTATTGTTACTTACACTATCTTCTAATAAATTACGATTAGGTGCACCTTGGATACTATTGTCACTTTTACCATTATCATTAAAATCGGGATCTGTAGTTAAAACTATTTTATTTTGTTCCGGTCCTGGAATTGCCCAACTAAAATATTCAGGGTTAATATATGGTACTATATCATCATAACTCCAAGCATTAGTTGATAGTGAAAATTGTATTTTTTTATCATTACAATCAAACTCAGTTATAACTTTATTACTATCCATTTGTACCCCTACATCTGTGTAATCAGTACCTCTTTGGTCTTTTGCAACACCATAAACAAACTTATCAATAATAGGATTACCTGTGTTTAATTGATACCCAACACCTCCAGGTATTTGTTTCGGTTTATTCACTAATGCCGGATTACGTCTTGGAGAATTAGGGTCTATACAGTAATAACCTTCAAACGATACTTGATAAGAACCAATTTCTCCATCACCAGTATGAGGGGTATATTTACGACCCACACATTTCCATGCTTCCCCATCACTACCCGCTCTATATGCCTCAATTGTATCATATCCACATTTTTTAGCATTTGCTAATAATGTGTCGTTCAATGTTTCTTCACTTTTTTTAGTATTTTCAATACTATCACCAACAGATTTCCAATATTCGTCACGTTTAGCCTCTGTTAAATCAATTGACTTAGTTAATGAATGTATTGAAGCTTGAGCAACATAATAAGAATAATCATCTGATCCAACATTAGCAACCGACGCTCTATATATATTACCATATCCAAGGTCCTCTCCTCTTTTTACAGTAGCACACCATGATGGGAAATCTAACTGATAAATTATACTTCTAACTTTATCCTCTACCGTATCTGTCGCTCTGTACTGAGTAATAAGATCCTCCACTACTTGTTCAATATTTGAACTTAGAGGTTTACCCATTTTTAAAGTATTACATTTTTTCGATAATTCATCTACCGCTAAATCAAGATTACTACGACTAATACTTGCAATTTCTGTTTGAGCATTTTTAGCTAGCCAGTAACTAGCACCATCAGCCCCAATACAAAAACCACCATCAACACATGGGTTGAACTCTATTTTAATATTATCATATGTTTTATCACCAACTGTTACTTTACCAGTGTCGTAACTCTCATTTAACAAACCATAACTTTCATTTAGACTTTGTCTAACAATTCTTTTTAATAAACTATCTGTAATTCTTTTCATGTCTTATCCAATTATAGCTTTTTTTATGGCCTTAGCCGTCAAAGGACCAAATTTACCGTCGGCATCTAAACCCGCATTTTTATTGGTATTTAACCAATTCTGTATATCTAAAATGGTGTAATCCTGAGTCTGCTCAACCAAAACATTGGTCTTTACCCCATGTTTGCTTAGTATGTCTCTGATCTCACTTTCCGTTAATTTTAATTTATGCAACATAAGTATTGTGTCTTAAATTTATTTTATTATATAAATATACCTATATAATAAAAAATAAATAAAAAAAGGGAACCGAAGTTCCCATTTTAGGCCCGACATTGGATAAATGTCTGACTCCACCACCTTGTTTTTCTAAACAAGGAAACAATTAGTTTGTTACCAACGCCTCAATCTTACTTTTAACTTGTTCAGTTAATGAAACTTCCTTAACGTTAGTAACGATAACCGAATCTTTCAATACCTTATTTGGGATGTGAACCAAGAATGTATCTCCGTTGAAGAAACTCAAGTCTTCTTCTAATACCAATGCTCCGTGTACCATCTTCAAAAAGATTCTGAATTGTGTCTGATCCATGAATGTCTCGTTGATTAAATCACCGAACTTATCACTTACTACTTTTATGTTGAAACCCGTCTTATTCATATAACAAATATAGTTAATTATTTCTCAATTACAAATTTTTTACCCACTTTTTTTAGTGTACCAACAAAATCTTTTTGAGGATCAATACCTGACCAAAAACCAGAACCATCAGACCAAACGCCACGTTTATTATTTTTATAAACCGTTTCACCTTCAAATATAATATAATCAGGTTGATCATTTTCAGTCAAAGCATATGCTCTTGTCATTTCTCTACTTTCAGATGGTGTGTAAATACCTGACCAATCTTGTCTACATAAAAATGTTGCTTGTCCAACAATTACTTCTTGCCCATCAAGGGTTGCTTTCTTGTTGAATTTTTTCTTGAATGTATTGATGTAACTACCCATATGTTTTTTTGTTTTTACAAATATACAAATAAAAATGACATGGCATAAAAAATCCCATACTTTTTTCTCAAAAAACATGGGATTAATATTGATAAACCAATTAATTCGTAGAAAGGAAGGGTATTGGTTGTTTTTTTGTGTAATATAAATATATAATACTTTAGTAAAAGTCAAAAAAATTTACTTTTAATTTAAAATTTTTGTTAAAATCTTGTATAATTCTTCATTTTTACCAATTGGAAGGTCTTCTAACGTAAAAAACCCAAAATCTGAATGTTCATGCCCATCTTTTGCTTTATCCAAGTTTGGTGTCATTTTCTTGTCAGATTCATATAGATACACATAAATTAAACCCTTCGGATCTCCATCATCATCTTTTTTTGTTATGAACCCAACCAAACTTATTTCGTCTTCAATCTTAATGTTTGTCTCTTCATAAAACTCACGATAAGCACAATCTCTTGGAGTTTCGTTTGCTTCCATATGCCCTGATGGAATAAACCATTTACCCGCATAAGTTTCATGGTCAGCTCGTTTACATAACAAAACTTTATTACCATATTTTAATATTACACCTGAACTTCTATCTGATTTCATTATAAGAATATATTTATAAGTATATGGAATTAATAGTAAACAATAATTTATTCAATGTCAAATGTGTTATAACCAGTAAAGACATACAAAACGGTATGATGGATAAAAAATTTGATAAAAGTTTTGATGGTATGTTATTCATAATGAAGGATGGTGATCATTCTTTTTGGATGAAGAACTGTATCATATCTTTAGATATAATTTTTATAAAAGATAATAAAATTAACAAAATACATAATAACTGTAAACCGTGTGACGCACCTGAATGCGATCGTTACACAGGTAATGGAGATATGGTATTAGAACTTAAAGGTGGTACTTGTATTAAATACGATATAGCTGAAGGCGATACTATTATTTTACAAGATTAATCTTTCATTTTTTCTTTCAATACTCTCACAAACTCATTCTGAACCATCTTTGTAAATTTTACATAAGGTGAATCATCTGACTCAGCGTTATATTTGTATTTACCCTCAGGTGGTCGTTTAGATCTACCTAAGTAAGATAACCCAGAAATATTTGTAATACATTTGTGACCACCGCTATTAGATTGAATAAGGTCCCAAGCGTTCACACTAATTGAATCTAACAATTTCATTTCTTCGTCTCTTAATTCACTGAATGGTTTTTTCATTATCTTATCAACATCATTAAGAATGTCCTCCCCATCAATCATTTTTTTAAATTCTTTACCATATAACGCATTGAAATCTCTGAATGTAAAACCAACTGATTGCTCACCAAAATCTTTTCCCGATTCTGATATCCATTTGATTGTTGATAGAGGAATATCCTTGTCCTGTAATTGTGATTTCCACTTGTTTAACACCTCATCTTTAATCTCACCTAAGTTCACACCTTTAAGTGCCCTTTCTTTCTTAAATGGGTTACAAGACGCTTGTACCAACCCTAAAGGCCAAGCAATTACTAAGAAGTCAGCCTCAGGATTATTTCTGAATGGTGTATATCTATCGTAGGATCCTGGTTTCATCATACTACCACCACCATACTGAACAATAACATTATCATCAACGTTAACATTCTTATGTGTCTTCATTGTTTGAACATAGTTCTCTTTGTTTTTTTCCAAAGATTCAACATCCGCATAGTTCTTTTCTTTTATCTGAGATCTGATGTTTAATAATATACTTAATAAAGATGGATTCGCATTCATTACAATATTTTCCAAGAACCCTGGTTTGTTTTTGAATGCCAACAATAACTTATTAGTTACCATACCCATTACCATTTTGTTTCTTTGTAAGGATTGATCTTTATCAACCTTAAACAAATAGTTCATTACTTCTTCAGGACTAATATCATGTTGAGCATAGTTTGCAGAATCTACAGTTGAAATCAAAGTAATATCATCTGTTGGGAAAATGTCTCTTGGAGATACGGTTTGAGATATTGTTTCAACATTTGACCTTGAAGATTTAAAATTAGTTGCGGTACCTTGTTCAACACCAGCTTGTGTGTCGTGGTGATCCGTGTGAATAACAAACATTGGTTTACCATGAGCAAAGTCAACTAACACTGGCATAACATCACCTTCGGCATCTAATTTCTTAATCGCAAATTCCTTATCACCATATTGGATAATCTCAGCGTCAACCACTTTTATACCGTTTTCTTCTAAGTAATTTTTCATACCCAACGCAGTGGTAACCCCATCTAAATCTTGGTGAAAGTATATTTTAGCCTCAGGATATCTTCTGGATAATTCTCTGATATTTCTTATTCCCGATTCTGTTATTAATTTTTTATTCATACTTATAAATATTTTTTGGGTATAAAAAATTAAAATTCACATATTGCGTGATCTCCAAACATATTGTCGTATTCGTCTTCCATGGTATTCAATTTATTATAAATACCATTAAAAACTAAAACTTCCACATTATAGTGGAAGTTCTTTTATTTGTTCTAAAGCTTTAAAATAATTAATCCTTGTCTCAGCAATCTTTTTATAATTTTCACTTAATTCAATTCCTAACCATCTACGTTCTAATATTTGAGCAGCTACTAATGTTGTTCCTGATCCAGCAAATGGGTCCAATATTACATCGTTTTTGTAGGATAGTATTTTAATCGCTTTGGTTGGTATATCCATGGAGAAAGTCGCCTTGGTGAGTGATTTAGTATCCGCAAAGTAATTCCACTGACCAAACACAAGTTCCATAAACTCTTTCTTATCTTTTTCCTCATACACTACTTTTTTCTTTAATGTTCCATCTTCCTGTTCAATTTCAGTTGGAACTCCTTTCCATTGTGGTTCACCTTTAACTTTTTTGATGTGATGTTTTTTGTAAGCTAAAATAACACATTCCTTTGGATTATAGATGTAAGGACTTGACGGTGACATCCAAGAACCCCACGCAGTAGTTTTAGATCTATGTGGTGATTGTTCTTCCAAGTCAACAATACCAAAGAATCCAAATCCAATTTCCTTCATTATCTGATACATTTCAGAAACAAAGAAGATACGACCACCTTTCTTTTGTCTGTTAATCTCATAAGGAATGTTAAGAGCAATACGTCCATCGTCCTTCAATACGTTATACGCTTCGGTTAACCAATTCTTAGCAAATACCAAATACTCATCAAATTCAACATCATCATCGTGTACATCATACTCAATCCCAACCCCATAAGGTGGTGATGTTACGATTAAATCAACAGATCCTTCAGGTAATTTTTTCATTACCTCAACACAATCTCCCTTTATAATTTTTCCTGTTTCTATCATGTTATTTTTTATATTGTGTTTCTAAGTATTCAAATAAATTTAAAAACTTTGGTATCTCACCTTTGGTTTTAAGATAATAATCCCTCATTTTTAAACAATTTAATCCGTATTTTCTATCGTGACCTAAACGATCCTCAACGTTTTTAATTTTTACGTCTGTTGTTAAAATATAGGATATTTTATTTATAATGTCCAAGTTTGTTACCCTAAATGATGTACCGATATTAAATATAGTGTTAATAATCTCATCATCAAACATTAAATCACAGATTACTTTTACGTTATCGTAAACATACATCCATTCCCTAACTTGTTTACCATCACCATACACAGGAATTTCTTTACCTTCTTTAATTGATCTAGCGATTGTAGGTAAGAACTTTTCCTCAAATTGGTGTTCACCAAAGTTATTACAAGTTCTTGTAATAATATATGGTAAACCATAAGTTCTGTTAGCAGATAAAACTAACATATCAGATGCCGTTTTAGTTGCGGAATAATATGAACTAGGTTTTAAATTATCATCTTCAGTTGCCGTATGATTACTTGAGAAGTGTTCGTCCATATCACCATAAACCTCATCGGTTGAAATATGAATAAACTTCTTTAACCTTTTATTATTTCTTGATATCTCTAAAAGGTTAAAAGTCCCTTCAACATTTGTTTTAACAAATGGAAGTCCGTTTGTGATTGAATTGTCAACATGAGATTCTGCTGCGAAGTGAACAATATAATCAAATTCACCTAATTCATCTGCGGTTACATCACAAATGTCTTTTTGTAAGAATGAAACATTATGTTTAATGTTCGTTTTACGTCCAGCATATGTCAGTTTATCAATACAAAGAACATCACATTCAAAGTTATCTAATAAGTAATTTATAAAAGCGGAACCTATAAAACCCGCACCTCCTGTTACTATTATTTTCATTTTTTTTCTAATGTTTCTATATGATGTTCTAAGTACCATAAAGCTTTCTTAAGATCTTGTAATTCTTTATCCGAATCTTTCTTTCCCGCTCTTGATATATACTTTACCGTATTTCCTAATGAGAATCCTAATTCCCAAGCATCAATTACTTTGATTGCCTCATAAGGGTTATCTTCTCCTCCGTAATGTTGGGGGTGATTTACTTGTTCCATTTTTGGTGGAGGACACATACAAAGTACGTTAGCTCCACATACACATTCTTTTTCCATTTATTTTATTTTTTTTACAGGTACACCCACGTATGTTCCAGATTCCCCTATATGTTTAACCACCGCACCATTCATACCTATCGTAGTTAGAGAATGGATTGATAACTTTTCTTTAATTGTTGAATTATTTCCTAAATATACAAGGTCATAAATTCTAACATTTCCTGATACTACCGATCCTGGCATTGCACTAAAAAAATCTCCAATCACACAATCATGTCCAATATGATTACCTCTATTTAATATTGCGTGTTTACCAATTTTAATATTTGTTGTTAAAATAGAATTTGCCCCAATAAAACTACCTTCACCAATTTCAACATCATCCATTATTAATGCGGTTGGGTGTGCAAATGTGAAAAATCTTACACCCTTAGGTAGTCTTTGGATTGTATCGTACCTATCTCTTGGATCCGCAATAGCAACCATTACCTCATATTTCTCTATATCTAATTCAGATAATGGTAATGTATCATTACTCATATATTGATCATCGACAAACCTAACGAGTTTGATTCCCATTTGAGCCATCACTTCTCTTGCGTGACCACCATTACCAATTAGTGCTTTAATCATTGTTTATAAATGTCATATTTAGATAGATCAGGGTATGGTAACTCTAAATCTTGATTATGTCTCTTAGAACCATCCAAATTATAAAACTGACTCATCATAAGTAATCCTCTCGCTGCCAACTCAGGCATCATATAAAAGTTCCACCCTAACATATCAAAATTATCATCATGATATGAACATTCTCTTCTACCACTAAATCTCGCTCTTTTGAACCATAACATAGCCTTATGGTCATCAGTTAAAATTGCACCACCCTTACTAAGTTTTAATGTTTTATATGGTCCTGTGAATGAAAGACACATATGTGATTTTGGAATATACATATCGGCAGTAAAACTCAATGCGGAATCCCAAACATTACTTGGTGATAGTTGGTACGCCCCTTTAATCATATCTCCGACAACAGGAGTAAAATTAACTTTAAAACCAGCGTGAATTATTTCACAAGGAACCGAAGGGTAAGTTTTAGATGGACAATCTATCATATCCGTATCCAAACTTTTCTTTATATTTTTTTCATAATATAACGCCAAAAATAAAGCGTTACTCATATTATCCAATGCAATAGCGTATGGTGATCCCGTGTAATCACACAACGCTTTTTCAAAATCTTCTGTTATTTTGTGTACTCCGTTTGCCATACGTATTCTAACTTAACTTTCATTTATTTTTATTTATATAATTTGTTATTTCTTTCTTGTCTTTTCCTTCAGTAAACATCCTATAGACATTACGTGAAAATTCATCCGTACACAACACTGCGTCGGTATTTAAATAAGTCATAATATCATTTAAGTGAATAAGAATATTTTCTTTCTTTAAAAATCTTTTGTTAAAACCCATGTTTAATCTTCTAAAAATTCTTTTTCTATTTTCTTATCCTCTTGATCATTATTGTAATTTCTTGCTTGATTAATTAACATTATTGTTTTTCTTTTGAATAACGGTAATAAGGTTTCTTCAATTGGGAAATCACCTTTACTAATCATTTCTAATACCGGTAATTTTGTTCTGTTTTCAGTATCAGAAAATGTAGTTATTATTTTTGGTATTGTCAATTTGGTTTTATCATCACAATAAATTAATTTAACACTTGTCTTACTTTCAGGTGATTTTTTTGCTGCCGGAGATACCCCATATTCCCAAACATAATACTTGTTGTCTCTTTTATCCAAATGGAAGAAGAAACCTTTGTTGGATAAAATTTCCTTTTTGTTCTTCCTGTATTTTGTTTCAATACTATCAAAAACTATTGTCCATACAGATTTTGCAATGTTGAAGTACTCCAACATTCTTGGTGCAGTGTATTGTAAAATTTTTGTAAACTCCTCATACTCATCAGATGACATATCAGGAACATTTTTAATTTTAAGGTCCTTAACTAATAATTCGTCGTCAACTGAATTGAATTTCTTATTCGTATATATGATTTTCTTATCTCTGATAAGTGTTTGTATGTTTGCTAAATGTAATGATAATTCTATAAATCCAGGGTAAAGTTCCATGTTATCTAACTTTTGTCCCATACGTTGGAAATATGATAATAACTTATATTCTTTATGTTCCCTATCAATTGGCCTTTCAAACATCCAATCGGTGTCCATTACAAATTCTATTTTTTTATTTCTTGCCATTAAACATAAACATAATAATATAATTGTATTCTGTAAAGGTATTATTCAATTCTCATTACAACAAAAGTTGTATCGTTAACTAAATCTGTATCATATGAACCATCATACCCATTTATTGAACCATAATCACCATCATTAACTAAACTTTCCAGTAATGATCTTTTATTAACAAAATTTTCAAGTTCATCACCCATATCATTTAACCAACTTGCCGGGTCATCTCTAATTTCTTGTAACTTATCATCAACCGCTTCTTCAACCTCATCATCATTTAAATCACCATCAGGATAATCTTTTATATCTTGTATTTCAACATCAATGTCTTCTATTTCACTTTCAATTTCATCAATCCTTGAGTCATTATCCGATTCATGTTCACCATCTTCATCCTCATCTTCATAGTATACTTCATCAACTTTTTTACCGTTTTGGTAAATTTGCCATTTATTTTCAGACCATTCAACAATTAATAAATTATCCATATAATCTTTAAACTTAAAGTACTTCATGCTTTCAATCTCTTCCTCAATAAGAGGAGATCTAGCACCATTTTTAATCAAATACGTTTCTATCTCAAGAGACCTTTTTTTGTTATTTAATTGTTCAATTTCTTTATCTTGTCTGAGACTAGTTTCTTTAGTAACACCATAATTGTCAGGATCTTCAGTAACCCATTCACGAATCATATCTTCATAATAATCCGCAACATCATCACCATCAATATGGTCCGATAAAGTACTTCTACTAAAATTATTTAAATCGTTTATCATTTCTTCATAATACTCTTCCACAGAGCTATCAGCATCACGTTCAGTTCCAACCGCATAAATATTACCCCCACTATCATCATGTACGGATCTAAATGTATCCATATCGTAATGTTTACCGTCAGGTATTAAATCATACACATCGTTATCATTTCCTTTAAGTCTATCTATATCATCTTGAAGATCACTACGTTCCATATCCAATTCGTCAAGAACCTCAGGATCTTCCTCGTTATCTATCCTTTCCTCAAGTTCCTCCATTCTTTTTTCAAATTCTTTTAATTCTTCGCGTTCTGAATCAGTTAAATATCCAATATCTCCCTGTTGGGTCATATATTCAAATACCACATTTGCCATTATACCTTCTTTATCAATTTCAGGATTATCTAAGTTCCACTCATCATCTTCTCGTCTTTGTTTCGCCTCTTGTCTCAAAGCCATTTCTTTTCTTCTCTCAAGTTCTATGCTATATGGTGTGTCCCAATAACTAAAAGTACCACCAACTGTAATACCCTCAATACTTACAATACCTGAGGAACGAACATTTAAATTACCAGTTACGATTAACTCACCCAAATTAGTTATTTGTTTTAAACCCATTAAGGATAAGTTACCATTTACTCTTATTTTTTTACCTCTAAAGTCAGGAAACTTAGGAATGGCCTGTGCCTTATAGTTAACAGACTTTAATAGATCCATATATTCTTCTGGAGTGAAATCTTCATATTCAACATTATCATCTTGTTCAATAATAATATTCTTTATTAATCCAATTAATTCACCCTCATTAATTCTAACAACTTTTTTCATATTACAATAAATATTTAATGGTTTACAAAATATGAAACTTCTCTGATATTTATAATTAAATAAACCTATTAAAAACAAATATTATGGGATGCGGATGTAAGAATAAAGCAAATCAACAAAATGCTCAGTCACCTCAACAAGCTCCACAACAACCAGCGGCGAATCAATCTACGGTTCAAGAGTCGGTAAAGAAAATTGTTGAGAAGTATTACAACAAAAAGTAATCGGTGATTGGTTAAAAAGTTGAGGTGGGAAGTATTTTCCACCTTTTTTTATATTTATAAGGTATGAATGATATTGAAGAAATAATAGAAGAATTTAATGATGGTAATTGGCAATCAATTTCCAAAATATTCAATAATAGGATTGAGGTGTTTTTAAGTTTTGTACTTAGAAAAGGTTTAATAGATGAATTAGATTTAAGTAATATACCTCACAATAATGTACCCTCATTTGATTTTTTAGTTAAAACAAAACTTTTGGATAAATTTGATTATAAATCTATACCAGAAGTTCTTGAGAATGATTTTCTCTTATATAAAATACAACAGGATCCTGAAGTTTGGTTAGAATGGTTAACCGGAAAAATTCTAACTGATGTTGAAAAAAGATCAGATGGTTATTACCTATTCTTAAGAGACCGTACGGAACTTGCTGAACTATTTGATGATAGTGGTCGTAATACTACGGCAAAAGATGTTGCAGAACGTGTTTTAGGCGAGGATTACCATGAAGATTTTTACGATTCAACCAATAATGTTTATGAGGATGTAATTGAAGAATTAGATGTTGAAAACGTTATAAAATTAAGAAATTATATATTCAGAGAAATTGGTAATGTTGAGTTTTCATTAGAAAAATATGACTCAGAGTTTTTTGAAGGTTTATCTGAAGAACAAGGAACTGAAGGTTATTTCATAATCAAAGAAGAAGATTTAGATGAATTAATAAAGGATGAAGATGCCATGAAACAACTTCTTAGTGATGATTTAAGTGACTTAAAAAGTGAATTATACAATATTCATAGTAATGCATATAATGGGGCATACCAAAGTGAAATATATGGTTTAATTTGGTCAGAATTGGACACACACTTTGTTGGTAGGGTAATTGACGAACAAACTCAGTCAGGTGAAAAAACTAAATGGTTACAGTATGTTAAAATACGTGACTTCAAAGGTGATGTGGAAAAATTTCTTTCTAATCGTTTGGGTAGTGAATATAGTGAAGATAAATTAAATTACGAGGGTAGTTATACAACTATGATGAAACAACTAATGGATGATGGTGAATATGATTGGTTAGACTTTAGAATACCTGATTACCCAGATTACGGTTTAGTTACCAAAGATATAAATGATATATTCGGAGACTATATTTAACTAAACTATTTATATATTCATTTAAAACTCATATTCATTACAAAAAAAGATATGAGATTATTCAATAAAAATTCAAGACGAGGTATAGTAAATTTATTTGCCGATTTCATCGTTTCTAAAATTGACCCAAAAGAAAGATCAATTATACAAATCACAGATTGTGAAGTATTCATGGTCGTTAATGGTCAGACCACAAGTGAAACAGAACTTAACATTGATGAGTTAAAAAATGAATTCAATGAAACCTATAAAGACATTCTTAAATCATTAGGTTTAGAACATTTCAATGTTATCAATATAATCAAATACGGTGTTGATATCCCTAACATTGAGACGGGTTTAATAAACACCAACAAAAAAGTATTCGTTGAAGAAGATGAGTCATTTGATGAAATATCAATTAATTCTGAGTTCCCCTATGGATATAGTTTACGTACAGGTAGATCTATGGTTTACTACTCACATTACATACTTAACCAAATTTCATCAACAATAGGATCAGATAATATGTTTATTCACTTTTTACCTAAAGTAGATAATGAAGTAGACATTAGTGTCATTGTTAACTCAAGATACAACCCTGAAACAATCAGATCACTGATTTTAGACGTATTTGACTTTGATTTGGAGGACTTCTCTGATAGAATGGAGTCTTATGACCTTACCCAAGATATATTGGATCCTGAGGGATATAAACCATACTTGGTACAGGACCGATTAGAAGATGTAATAATCTTTTAAAAATAAACCCCACTTACAAGGTGGGGTTTTTTATTATCTTTCGTAGAACTCTTTGATGATCGTAACACCTTCATCAAGTTCACTGAAATCTCTTTCAGGTGCGTAAAGCTCAGTTTTAGAATTTTCTTTACCTGGCGATTCAATTAACATAAATGCCGGTACATACTCATTCTTGGTAATTGATACAAACATATCGTATTCATCACTATGTTCGTCAATATCTCTATCAACATAAGGTATGTCTTCTTTATCTAACATTTCCTTAAGTATTTTACAATGAGGACATGACTTCATTGAAAATATGATTGCTAACTTATCCATTTACCAACTCATTTACCATTCCTTTTATTTGTTCTTCTTGTAGAACACCAATTTTGGTATCTATGTTCTCACCTGAGTTAAAAACTTTGGTTGTTGGAATACTACGGATCCCAAGTGACATAGCAATTTCACGGTTTAGATCTACATTCATGGTATACATTTCAACATTAGATGTATTAGTTTTTGATACTCTTTCAAATATAGGTTTCATCATTTTACACGGACCACACCATTCCGCCCAAAATTCTACAATAACTTTTTTACCTGAGTTAATCTTTTCTTGTAACTCAACACTTGTAATTTCCATTTTTATTTAATTTTTGATAAGTTTTTAATGAAGAATGATACTTCGTTTAATTGGTCAATATCATAATAGATTTTCATCTGATACGATACATCCGCGACCTCCATTTTAGATAAATATAAGTAAAACCCAGATTTATGTTTAAGAATTGATTCTAAATGATTAAGTTCAAATTCAAACTCAACACTATCCAAATATTCAATTTCAAATTTCTTTTCTATTAATATCTTAGGTGTTAACCCTATAGCACTATTAACTTTTATGATACCATATAATTTTTCATGTCTTTGTGTTAAGATATCTATAAAATCATTTTCTCGTCTAAACATACTATATATAAATTAAAAATGTGGGGTTATTCACCCCACATTTATTTTAGATCATTGACTCAGCAGTCTCCCAAAGTTTTGTATTGATTGCGTTTACCGCCATAATGTTTTTCAAACCTCTCAACCCTGTCTTACGACCACTTTGTGATTTGTACTCAACTCCACCTCGTACAAATTTCTCTTGTACTACGTTGAAGACTTTCCAAAGGTCATCTCCTTCATCTTCCTTACGGTTAGGTGTCAACAAGTCCACCAAATCAAGTGTTGATGGTACCGAACCTGTTGCCCATCTAATTTTAGATGCTTTTTGAACAAACTCAACTTTCTCATCCATAGTAAGTTGACGTTCCATCATTTGTCCAACTGAGTGTTGGATCATTGGTAATTTTTTTGCGAAACTCTCAGTTAAGATCTTAACGTCATCAAGTTCAAAGTTTTTGTGTCGGATACTAAATTTGTCCGCCACTGATGTTGGTACGGTTAATCCGTTACTACATACCAATCTGTGAAGACCTGCACTCATTGAGAATGCTGACATCCCATTGTGTGAGTTTCTGATGATTGCTTCAACCAAAGTATCACCAACCGCAGGAAGTTGTCCATTACGGAACTTTACTTCGTGTAGGGCATGAATACCTCTACCATTTTGTTTAACAGATGAAATTTCCCACCCTTCTCTATCAAAGAACTCCATGATCTTGTCTGTTGGGACAAACTCATATTTGTTTGTCATTTTTGACGATGGAGATGTTGCGAAGATTGACGGGGCAGTTGACTTGATTAATTCTGGTGTATAGATCATAATGTTTTTTTTAGTTCATTACAAAGATAGGAATTTTTTTGGATTCCACAAGCCTTTAAATGAAAAAAATTAATTTAATATGATATCACCAAACTTAGTCTTTTGGATAAACCCTTCAACTTTACTAGCGTAGTTCAATTTTTGATTTAACTCAGGAGCTTTAAGATCAACAACAACATCAATAATCTGTTGTTTAGTCAATATAAAGTCATTACCTTTCTCATAGTTCTCAATAGATTTTTCCTTCATCTTTTGAAAGAATTCTTCTTTTTGTACTTCTCCAACAAGATCCATAAAATCACCTGGGTTGTTTTCAAAGAAAGTCTTTAGTTGACTTATATAAATTTCTATATCTACGTTCATCATTAAGATCTTATAGGTCCACAATGTTTCTTCAATTCAGGAGGGAAATTAATAAACCAAAACCCTTCATCCTCAGTCATATATTCCTCTAATTTTGCAGGTATTCTCATATTAGGATTTGAATTCTCTGTTGAGAAGAAGTTCAAACAATATAACTCACCAAACGCTTCCGGAATACTTTCTAATTGTGGGTTATTAGGTAAGTTTATGAATTTCAATTTACTACAATTACCAATACTCTCAGGAATTGATTTAACCATATTATCAATAATCAATGTTTTTAATTCGGTTAATTTACCAATACTTTCTGGTATATCCAAAGCAATTGGACTTTTACTTGTATTTTCCATTTGGATCATAGTTGTGTTAGTTGGGATGTGTTCAAAGAAATCATCAAATCCAAATAATGCCACATACTTAGAGTTATCATCTTTTGGATATTCTAATCCAACATAACCACTATTACTAACTCCACCTAATTGACCTGAGAATTTTTCTTTTAATTTTTTCTTATTCTCTCTCATTATAGGACTGTTGATGAATGCAATGTCAGTATCATTCAATTGACCTAAACTTTTTTCCATTAATCCTTGAAGTTTTCTTGCCGCGTAATATTTTAATACACTAGGTTCAGAATTATTAATCATTTCCGCAGTCAAGTCCATTCCCAATCCTAAATATTTGTGTCTAAGGTTCTCAGTGAAGTTACTATAAATTTCATTACCATTACCTCTATACGTTAAATCAGGACTTGCAATCTCAAGCCACATTTCCGCTGCTTGTTCACTTCCAAGTTCTTTTATCGCATCTTTATTGATTGTAGTATTCTTGTAGTCATTTAATTCTCTTTGTTCCTCTTGAGATAGTGGGTCGGCAACAAATAAATGTTCTTTACCTTTCAACTTTGGTACTTTACTTACAATTGTAGTCCAAGCTTCTCTCTTGTGTCCTGAATAACCACCAGCCATATTTTGACCATCAGCAATTCTCTTACCACCACCATAAGGTTCAACTAAGATAACAACCGCATAGTTAAGATCCCCAAATGGTTTATCTTTATCAATTACATAATAGATTGTTAAATTGTGACCTAAACGATAATTGTAATACATATTACCACCACCTGATTTAGATATACACCAACTTCTTCCGTTAGCCAATCTAATACATTGTTCTTTACCACTCGGTTTAAAAATCAATAAATTTTCATCGTCATATATTGTTTCAATATCAGTATAATCATCCTTTTTATCTTTAATGTCATCCGTTAAATCTCCCATACCATCCAATGTATGTTCAAGTTCATCAAAAGTCATGAACAACAATGGTGGTAAAGTCGCAGGTAATCTATGATATAGATCCAAGTATGTTGACACATAATAAATTAATTGTTCAGGTGTTACATTAGCTCCTTCATCTTTAAATTTCTTAAGAGCCGCGGCAGTTAACATAGTATTAAACTTACTCTGTAAAAACTCAGTAAGTTTCAAATAAGGCATTTTGTTCACATCTCTTTGATTAGCCGGTAAAATAGGATATAACTCGTAGAATTTACGTAATGCCATCTTAACCGCATTTTTGTCAGCCCCTTTATTAGCCTCCATGTATTTCTTGAATACATTTTTTTCCTGTTTCTTGATCTCTTTACCTAATACAATATTTTTAACCACACCGTAAGATAATTTAGTTATATCTCTTTGGTCTTCAGGTAATCCGTTTTTATATTTATCAAACGCATTTATTACCGTTATAATTTGAGCTTCCGTATCTTTAGTTGTTGGTTTATATTTGTCAATTAAAAATTTAACGACTTTTTCAGACATTGCCTCATTTACAATACGTTTACCGTTTGTGTTTTCTTTTATGACAGATGTTAATACCTTAAGTAATTCCATAGTAAAGTTTTTATTATAAATATTCTCGTAGTGTAAAAAATAATCAATAATTCATTATTAATAATTCTTCACCCATATTTTGTTTAGTTCCTTTTTTTGCCGCCGCAGCCTTTGCAAATTCTTTCTTCTCCCATTTATATTGATCCTCAGGGAACCATTCATGTAAAAGTTCAAAATCATAATAAGATAAACTGAACTTACCTTCCATATTTATTAACGATTCCGAAAGTCTTTCATGGTCATTTCTATCAAAGTCATGGTTGGAGTAATAATTCTCAGTTTTCCAATAAGGTGGATCCACATAGAAATAGGTTGTTGGTGAATCATACTTTTCTATTACCTCGGCAAAGTCCATGTTCTCCACCTCAGTTATTCTTAGGAAATGTTCAACCCAATCAGGTTTAGACAATTTATCTCTAAATGTAAGATATTTTGATTTATACTTACCTTTTAAGTCAATGAAAGAACTTTTTTCAGGTTTAGACCCTGAGAACACTTGTGTTAAAACATAAGCATATTTTGCCGCCACTTCATAATCGTAAGCCTTTACGCTGAAATTCTCATCAAATATTTCAGCCTGAAACCTTACAAATTGTTCTTTATAGATTGAAGGTGTTACTTCCTCACCAAATTGTTGACAAGGTATCGCATTTATTGATTCCAATAGTCTCACAGGATCCTGTATACATTGAAAAAGATTATAGTTGAGTGGATTAAAGTCATTATAAACAACTTTCTTTAGGTTTGGAAACTGTTCTAAGTCCATGTTAAAGAAGCACCAAAACATTCCACCAAATGTTTCAACATATGTCTCCATGTCTTTATCATAGAAAGGCACTATCCACTTTCCAATTTTACTTTTACCTCCAATATAACTCAGCATTTTGTTTTTTATTAGAAATATACGAATTTTATAATGATATGTCAATTCAAAAATTCTTCACTTATAAATTGTTTGGTCGTATAATTATTTATATAAAAAATATTATGGAAGAATTTAAAGAAGTCAAAACTGAAGCGACCCAAGTTAAGGGATGTAGAAAATGTAATCAAACTACGGGAAAAACACAAAGATTTGTTTTTATTACTGGTGGTATCATGTTTGCGCTATCAATATACGGAGCAGTTTCCTTATATAAGGACATTGTGTCTTTATTCTAAGGTCTAACAAACCTAACGATCTGATTAATCATAAGATCCCCAATCTGGTCCACTTTAAATCCCTTACCTTTAACTCTTAAAGGTTTTGAAGTATCCATTATTTTAGGTAATTTTATACTTAATTCACCATCAGGATGAGGTATCGTCACCTCATCTTTCATAAGGTCTTCGTATTTGAGATATGAATTGTAAATTAAATGTGGTCCGTTTTTAAAGAAACCATTTTCTTCAGTTAGATTAATTCTCATAATCAAATCCCCAAATCTACCATTTTTAAAATCACCAACGTTTGACATTCGTATAAATTGTCCATCCTCAATACCGTGTGGTATTTTAATATCCAACGTCTTCATCTCATCTTTTGTTTCAGATCCATTACAACTATAACAAGCATTCACCGTAATTTTACCAGTACCTGAACAAGTCTCACAGGTCATATTAACAACTTGTACGAACATCCCTGTACCCATTTGTTTAATTATACTACCAACTCCATTACAGGTATGACACACCTTCTTTTCACCTCCAGTACCACTACAAACATTACAATTAGTCTTTCGTTTATATGTGATTTGTTTGTTTCTACTTAAGTAAGAATCCAAGACACTTATGTTTACCGTTATTACACTAGTATGGTTTTCTTGTCTTTGTCTTTGTTGGTTGAATGCATGAAACATATCCGCAAAATTACCACCAAATAGATTACTCCTCTGATTATCGTATTGGTTTCGTTTATTTGCGTCTCCAATCGTATCATACGCCTCAGTAATCTTCTTAAACTTTTCTTCATCACCACCTTTATCAGGGTGATTTTCCTTTGCTAAGTTTCTATATGCCTTCTTGATGTCTTCTTGTGTCGCCTTTTCATCAACACCTAAAACATCATAATAGTTATCATTATTCATTTATAAAAAAATATTAATATACTTAATTAAAGAGTGATCACTAATATGAGCTATTTAATCGTACTATTCAAAAATAAAGAAAGAAAAAAAATAATAAAGTCGTTTAAGACTTACGATAACGCTAAAAAGTTTTACGACAATAAAATATTGGGCAATAAAGACATAAGATTCAATACGTTATTTGAAAACGGTAAATCATGTTCTTTTGAAATAGGTCTACTTGAAAAGGATTCTAAAAACTTTAACTCATACTTCATTAAGGATGACATGGGTCGTCAGATAAAAGTAGAGTTGGATAGTAGTGATTACACAATACTTTCGGTATCTGAATTTTTAGTAGAAGAGTTTATTTATGACATACAAACCTCATCTAAAATTTCATTTGATAAGTTTGTTAAAAACTATCTACCTAAAGATGGATTGAAACTTGTATCTAAAATTAACAACAAAATTGTAGTTCAAAATGATGATGATTTTAATTGCTTCTCTTTGAAGTCCGTTAATGAATCCGGTAGGTTTCTTGACGTGTTAGGTAAATTTTTACAAGATAAAAATAGAATGGATTGCATCTTAGTTCCTGATTCAAGTAAGTCACAAAAGAAATACATTTATGATATTTTAGAAAAAGGGGGGATCCCTAAATCAAAGTTATATAGGACTTATACAACTTATAAAAGGTAGTTATTTTAAGTAACTTTTTATTAACCTTTTAATCAAACCTTCTTTTTTAACAACAATTGGTTCTTCAATAGGTTTTTCCTCAACAGGTTTTTCTTCAACATATGAATTTTCTAAAATGAATATTAATTCAACACCTGAAATATCAATTTTAAATTTATTAAAATCTTTATCAATTTCTCTAAAGTTTTTTTGAACTTCTCTAAAATCGTTCTCAGGTAATTCAAACACTATAACAGATTTACCGTTAGGGAATAAAGACTGGGTGGCGTCCGTGATCATTGCCAATTTTTCCATCACCCCAATAACACTTTCTTTATTCTCTTCCATAATGTTAATTTTTCAACATTGACTTTTACAATGTCTTCTTTTTTTAATTGTTTGATTTGGTTGATATACTTATTCTTATCTCTTTCAACCTCTAATCTATCTTTCTCTAATTCGTTATTCAACCACTCAATTTGAGTTTCTAACTGGGTCTGTATTTTCTTCTCCATCTTCTAATTCAATTTTTTGATCTTCGGAAATTTCAAATTTTAATGCTTGTAAATTATCTAAGTTTTGTTTTTCAAAAATAGATTTTAACTCATTAACCTTAGTTTGGAATAACTTATCCTTTTCCTCTCTGTCTTTATTATATTTAATAATGTTTCTAAGATTATTAAAGATCTTCTCAACTTCTTCCTCATTAAAAGTACTAACAAATGAAAAGAATCTTTTACCTGTTTCAGTAGATTCATTTTCTAATAATGTTTCTTCATCAACAAACTTTTTTGGTATTTTCCATGTGTTAGGAAAATGAATGTCAAATGAAAGATATGTTTTCAACTTTCTTACTGATTGTAAGTAAGGTGATAAAGTATTAAATTCTGTAAAAAAACTCATAAAAAATTTTGTATTGTGTAAGTTATGACATAAGACAATGCAACACCTTGAAATAATATCTCCCTATTACCCATCACCAATCTTTCAGGTGATGTTTGTAATAGGGAAAATATAAATTTTACAACAACTCTGAAAACTGACAGAATTGAAAAAATGAAAATAAATAGATATATTGTATCAATATTAGTCATTTTTCTTTGAGTCTAAGATTTCACCTCTTAATGTTTGTAATAAAGCCTTTAACTCTTGAGATGTTTTTCTCGCTCTAGTTCCCGCACTTTTATTACCACCAAAAAACTTAGTTGTGTCAGTACTTAATTGCTCAACAAGAATTTTAATTTGTTCTAAAGTTTCCATTTCTTAAATGTATTTTATTGTTTATGTACCTAAATGATACCTTACTACCTTATCTTAGTAAATACTATAGGACTAAATTTTTATCCAAACTTCTGTATATGTTAAGTATCATATCAAGATCAGATTGTGTAAATGGTTTGTCTAAATCAAAGACATCTCTGAAAAAAACACTGATAGAATCTTTAATTTTTTTATCGGATTGGTTATAATAAATTTCAGAAAAAAATGATTGGAAGTACTCATAATGATCTCCCCTGTTGTTGAAAATAATGTTTTCTAAATTAAAACTTTCTATTGTTTTATCCCAACACCAATCAAAGTGTTTTACTTTGTCTTCCTCACTCATTGAGACTTTTGTCTCATCAAACCCATCATCATCCCCAAGATAAGTTTCTAAAATCAATTTATGAATGGATACCGAGAAATCGTAATACAATTCCATCTTCTCAGGAATAATATTGTTGATGTTAAACCAAACTTCAATATCCTCCTGTCTTAATTGTTTTGATATGTAGTTAAAAAAATTGTCCATAGATTAATACCTATGGACAATGTAATAGTAAGTTACGTAATTGTAAATTATTGAGTGTTTTTCTTATAAGACATTAAATCCATTATACGTGTAAAATCCTCATTAATCTTTTGTTTTTTCTTTTCATCAATAGATTCTAACTTAGTCATGATTTTATCACCTTCATTTTCACCCGCTTGATCTTTAAAGATTGGTTGAGGTGCTTTATTGTAAGCCTTACGTTTAATCTTAGCCAATAAATTATCTTTTCTAATTTTGTTTCTTTTCTTGTTGTTTGGTGTTTCAACTGCGTTTGCCCATTCAGGGTTATTTCCTGTTCTTGAAGCCCCTTCAACGTTATCAGTCACCCAATCTTCATCAGGATGGATTTCATCGTAATCTAAGTTCTCTAAACCAGCCGCAGTGAAGTTATCAATATAATCTTCAATTGCTCCTGAAGCAACATAAGCCTTTTTATCCATCTTTTCCAATTCACCATTTCCTTTTGGGAAATGTTTAGGTGACATTTCATATTTACCTTTAGATCCGTCTTTTAAATAATCTTTCATTTTTTCAGATAGATCTTTCATATAGTCATCACCTTCTTTTTTTGATTTTTTAACAGATCTCTCATATTCAGCATATCCTGCTGGTGTTTTACCTTTATTAAATTTACCTTCTTCTTTTAAAACAATGTTTTCAATAATTTCTTCAAATTGACCTTCAGTAAATAAAAGTTTTTCTCTCTTACCATTTACATCAGTTGTTAACTCATAGAATACATTTTCATTAACGTCTTCTTTTTTACCTCTTAACATTTTGAAGTCTTCTCTATCAATCTTATTATTGTGGTTCTTATCAATTCTTTTTTGGTTACCGTATAATTTTTCCATTACTTCTCCTTCATACATATTACTACATTCCATACATTCACCTTCTGTCATTTCTCCGCCACATGATTCACAAGTTTCACCTTCGTACATTTCACCTTCTCTCATTTCTCCACCACATGATTCGCACATTTCTTCTTCTTCAACGTAATCA